AGATCAAGGTTGTAATTGATGCAATGGAAGACCTTAAGGATATTCTAAACTCAAAATGATTTTAATCGATAATACACAAATTATTCTAGGTACGATCTTTGCTCAGTATGATTCTCCTCTAGATGTAACTGTTGATCTAGCAAGACATGTTACTCTAGCCACATATAGAATGTATCGTAATATGTTCCATGCAGAATATGGTGAACTGGTTCTTTGTCAAGATGCTGGTAACTACTGGCGTCGTGATATCTTTCCAAACTACAAGATCAACCGTAAGAAGACACGAGCAGTAGACGATTATAACTGGGATAGAATCTTTGAGATTCTTGATACTATTCGTGAAGAAGTTCGTGAAAATTTTCCTTACAAGTCAGTCAAGGTTAATCGTTGCGAAGCCGATGATATTATTGCTACCCTGACAAAGCACTATCATGATAAGGAAAAGATCATGATTGTTTCAAGTGATAAGGACTTTCAACAACTGTTCCGTTATCCAAATGTAAAGCAATATAGTCCAATCAAGAAGAGTCTGGTGACTTGTACAGAACCAGATCGTTATCTGTTTGAGCATATCATCAGAGGAGATGCTACCGATGGTATTCCGAATATCCTATCTGCAGATGATACATTTGCGGTAGATGGAAAGAGACAAAAGCCACTTGCCGCAAAGAAACTTGCACAATGGAAAACCTTTAATGATGTTCCTCAAGAACATCAATCTAACATTAATAGGAATCAAATGTTGGTTGATCACGCATATATACCTATGGAGTATGAGAACGCTATTCTGGAAGAGTTCAAGGAACCACCAGAAGGAGATCGATCCAAGTTGTTCGATTACTTCGTTGATAAGCGATTGAAAAATTTAATGGATGTAATACAGGATTTTTAAAATATGAAAAATTTGGCAGAAATAATGTACGATGTTCGTGATGCTAAAACACCACAAGAACAAGTTAGTATATTAAAAAAACACAATAATAAAGCACTATTCTCTCTTCTTGCTCTTTCTTTTTCAAATAATTTTAAAAAGTTAGAAAAGGAACCGGAGTATGTCGTTGATGATTCTCCTATAGGGTTTTCATATTTAACACTTACCAAGTCATATAAGAGTGTTCCTTCTCTGATCACAGAAGCAGCAACACCCCAATTACAAAAGAAACAATATAATAAATTTTTAGGTCTACTAGAAACTCTACACTGGACAGAATCTGCTTTTTTGGTAAACATACTAATGAAGAAGATTCCAGAAGTGTATAATTTATCATTTGAAACATTAAAAGCAAATTTTCCCGGAGAATTTGAACATGTCAGACAGTAAAAGTCCAAGCGACAATGATGATAGAAGAATCGAAAAGAAACTAAAAAAGAAGACAGATAGTAATAGAAGACAAAGCAAAGTCACTCTTGAAAATTTAAAATATATCGTTGACGAAGATTCATATTATGATATGATTGACGATATTATGGAGGATTGATATGTCCGAAGAACATAAACAAAAAGATGAAGCAATAGCACCAGAAACTCCTGGGTTTCTTCAAAAGGCAAAAACATTTACACAATCTATTGCCTCTAGAGGACTAACAAATAAAAAGTCACAAAAACCAGAAAAAGAACTTCGTTCTTTTAGTTGTCATGGCAATCCAGAATCAAAGTTGCCGCCTTGTTCCGAACGAATGGATAGCACAGTGTTTCCTGGTTCGTTTTACTGTGGAGCATGTGGATGTGGCGATAAAGAAATGACACAATTGGTATCTAGAAAATTAGAAAATGGTGAAGATTCTTATTGCAAACTAGACTTTCCAAAGGTACATTGTCCATTAAGAATGCCTGGATTTACTAATTATCTTCCAAGTCAAAAGGGAGTTTCAGAAAATCCAAGAAAACAGTTTATAGAACTTACTTTTGGTCGTGATTATATTATTGAAAATTCTAAGTAATTAGGAGAATGTGATGACATCTACAACTATGAAAATTTCTAAGCGTACACTAGACATCTTAAAGAACTATGCGTCGATCAACTCAAACCTGCTAGTAAAGCCGGGCAATACACTCTCAACCATTTCTCCAGTAAAGAACATTCTTTCTGAAGTAGAGGTTGCAGAAACTTTTGAAGTAGAATTTGGTATCTGGGATTTGAACAAGTTCCTTGGCACAATCTCTCTCTTCAATGATCCAGAGTTTGAGTTTGATGATAAGTCTGTAACCATCAGTGGTTCAAACAATTCATCTGTGGTTTATCGTTATTGTGAACCAAAGTTGCTAACTGTTCCAACCAAGAAGGTACAGATGCCAAAGGTAGCAGTTTCATTCGAACTGACTCAGAAGGCTTTCTCTGAACTTCTAAAGGCAGCAGCGGTTCTTCAACTTCCTGATATTGGTGTTCGTTATAACATCGATGATAGTAAGGAAGGTAAGATTGAGATGTTCGCAACTGACAAGTCAGATCCAAGTTCAAACTTCTATTCATTCCCAGTTGGTGATCATGATGGTGAGGAATCATTCAAGATGTTCTTCAAGACCGAGGATCTTAAGTTGTTCCCCGGTGATTATGAAGTAGAACTTTGCAAGCAGATTGTTAGCAAGTTCAGCCATAAGGATATGGATCTATCGTACTGGATTGCACTACAAGCCGATTCAACATTTAAGGATTGAGTATGCAAACAAATGATGACATGTTTATCTGGGTCGAAAAGTATCGACCACAGAAAGTGGCAGATTGTATTCTCCCTAACCGTCTAAAGAGTTTTTTCTCTGAGGTGGTTAAGGGAGAATGGAAGGACATGCCAAACATGCTTCTTTCTGGTGGTGCAGGATGCGGTAAGACAAGTGTAGCCAAGGCACTCTGTATGGAGATGAATCTTGACTACATTATTGTTAACTGCTCAGAAGACGGTAATATTGATACACTACGGGTAAAGATTCGAAACTTTGCCAGTAGTGTATCTCTTTCTGGCAATGGTAAGGTTGTAATCCTAGATGAGTTTGATTATGCAAATCCATCCAGTATGCAGCCTGCTCTTCGTGGATTCATGGAGGAGTTTGCAAAGAGTTGTCGTTTTGTTCTTACTTGTAATTTTAAGAACAAGGTTATTGAACCCCTCCATTCAAGGTGTACATGTCTCGATTTCCGGTATGATGGTAAGGAAAAGAAGGAACTATCCTCACAGTTCTTTGATAGGACTAAATTCATTCTTGAAAATGAAAAGGTCAAGTATGATGATAAGGTTCTGGCAAAACTGGTAGTCAAGTATAGTCCAGACTTCCGTAGACTCATCAATGAACTACAGAGATATTCCACAAGCGGAGATATTGATTCTGGTATCCTTGCAGAAGCAGGTGATATTGACATTGAGGATCTTATTGGTCATATGAAGACTAAGAATATTACCAACATTCGTTCTTGGGTATTCTCCAATCTTGATAACGACCAGTCAATGATATTCCGTAAGTTGTATGATATTCTGTCCAAGAAACTATCACCGGCATCTATTGCAACTGCAATTCTTATCATTGCAGATTACCAGTACAAGTCAGCATTCGTAGCAGATCAAGAAATCAATCTTGTTGCGTGTATTGTTCAACTTGCAATGGAATGTGAATTTGAAAAATGATAACAGTTACGGAAAAAATTTGTAGAGTTTGTGATGTTTTAAAACCTATACATTTGTTCCATAAACACTCAAGAAACAAAACAGGTCATAGTTCTGAATGTAAAAATTGTAAAAATAAAAATAGAACTTTATTGAGAGAATTGAGAAAAGTTGCACCAAAGATGTCAGAAACATGTGAATGTTGTGGTGCAAAAAATAAAGTAATACAATTAGACCATGACCATTCTGACAATACTTTTAGGGGTTGGCTTTGCTCAGACTGTAATAGAGCATTAGGTCATTTGGGGGATAATGTTGCTTCGGTTGAAAGAGCATTAAATTACTTAAAAATGGTAGAAAAGAGAAAACATGAATATTTGGGATATCGTCAACTCGATCAACTTGACTAAAAAAGATTTATACGAATCTGGAGATATGACAGATAAGGAATATCTTCCATTTATTGTAAATAAAAGTTTATCATATTTTAATGATACTCTGTTTCATGCAAATGAAATGAATGTCAGATTTCATTTACCAAAACAAATGCAGTATGATTATTTGAGACTCCAAATTCGCCCCCGAAAAAGGTTTTCTAAATGGTTAAAGAAAACAGAGGATAGGGATATAGAGTATATCATGGCTTATTATAATATTTCAAATAAAAGAGCCACAGAATACAAAAGTCTCCTCAATAAATCCCAATTACAAAAAATAAGAGATACAATGTCCGTGCGGGACTAATGATTATTTTTTATACATATATTTGATATCTTATATCATTTTTATGTAAAGAGAGTAATTATGCAAAACGAGTCATTTGATGTGGGTTCATTATTAGAA